CGATGGTGGGTCGTCCGACCATTGGCACGAGACCGTACCTGTCCAAGGTTGGCTTCGCCGGTCCGAGCCCTAGGCCCCAACAGTTCACAACCCGGACACGAACTATTACAGCGGCTGAATGAATCTTCACGCTTTACCTGAGGAAGCGCTCAAAGAAATCTTGGCCTTAACCGAGGCCAAGAGGCGCTTGGAAATACGCGAGAGGGCGCAGGAGCATTTCATGCCCTTCGCGCATCATGTGTATGAGAACTTCATCGAGGGTCGGCACCACCGGATCATTGCGGAGAAGCTGGAGCGAGTTGCGAGGGGCGAGCTGAAGCGGCTGATCATCAACATGCCGCCTCGACATTCCAAGTCGGAGTTCGCCAGTTACCTGATGCCTGCGTGGTTCTTGGGCCGGAACCCGAAGCTGAAGATCATTCAGGCTACGCACAACACGGAACTGGCGGTTCGGTTCGGGCGCAAGGTCCGAGATCTGATTGATAACACTTTGTATCGAGACATTTTTCCGGACACGGTCCTGAAGGAGGACAACAAGGGCGCGGGGAAGTGGGGCACGGACAGGGGCGGTGAGTACTTCGCTGCTGGTGTCGGTGCGGCGGTTACGGGTCGTGGCGCGGACCTGTTCATTATTGACGACCCGCACTCGGAACAGGACGCCTTGAGCGAGACGGCGTTCGACCACGCGTACGAATGGTACACCTCTGGTCCTCGGCAGCGTCTGCAGCCTGGCGGGTCCATCATTCTGGTCATGACTCGGTGGGGCAAGAAGGACCTTACGGGACAGTTGCTGGCGGCTCAGGGCAGCGATGTCCTAGCGGACCAGTGGGAGGTCGTCGAGTTTCCGGCGATCATGCCGTCTGGGGAGCCGTTGTGGCCGGAGTTCTGGGAGAAGGACGCGCTTCTTTCGATCAAGGCTTCGCTGCCGGTGGCGAAGTGGAATGCGCAGTGGCAGCAGCAGCCGACGGCCTCGGAGTCGGCGATCATCAAGCGGGAGTGGTGGCGCGAGTGGGACAAGGAAGACATCCCCGAGGTGAAGTACATACTTCAAGCGTATGATACGGCGTTCTCGAAGAAAGAAACGGCGGACTACTCCGCGATCACGACGTGGGGCGTTTTCAACCCGGAAGAGGGAGGGCCAGATCACATCATACTGTTGGATGCGAAGCGTGGTCGTTGGAGTTTCCCGGAGTTAAAAGAGGTTGCGTATGAGGAACACCAGTATTGGGAGCCGGACATGGTTGTGGTCGAAGCAAAAGCGACGGGCACACCGCTTTTGGACGAGTTGCGGTTCCGTGGTATTCCAGCACTTGGGTTCTCTCCGGGGAAGAAGAAGGGGTCAGGGGGCGTAGACAAGTTCACTCGGATGCACATGGTTGCCCCGTTGTTTGAGGCGGGTGTAGTATGGGCTCCGACGCACAAGAAGTTCGCGGATGAGGTCATCGAGGAGGTGGTTTCATTTCCGAATGGTGAACACGACGACTTCTGTGATAGTATGACGCTGGCCTTGATGCGTTTCCGGCAGGGTGGGTTTGTATCCCTGCGCGGTGAAGATGAGGACGAGACGGACTACGGCCGTAAACGGGAGTACTACTGATGGCTTTGCCGCCCCTTGTTGTACCGGGGATCCGTCCCGAGGACATGGACCCTTCGGCCGCGTCTGTGGACGTATCGGTTCTTCAGCCAGAGGACTTCGCTGGCGGGGCAGAGGTTATTCCTGACGGGCAGGGCGGTGCCATCGTTCAGGCTTTGGCGGATATGATGGCGATGGAGGGTGAAGAAGAGACCCTTCCGCATAACGCGAACTTGGCGGAGTACTTGGATGATGGGTATCTGGGAGAACTTTCGACTAAGCTGCGAGGCGCTTACCAAGAAGATGTACAGTCTCGTTCAGAGTGGGAAGAGACGTACACTAAGGGCTTGGACCAGCTTGGTCTCAAATACGAAGACCGCACTCAGCCGTTTGAGGGAGCGTCTGGTGTCACGCATCCGCTGATCGCGGAGAGTGCGACGCAGTTTCAGGCGCAGGCGTACAAGGAACTGCTGCCGTCGGGTGGGCCGGTCAAGACTCAGATCCTTGGCCTGCAGAACGCGGAGCGCGAGGAGCAGGCTACGCGCGTCAAGGACTTCATGAACTACCAGATCATGGAGGTGATGGAGGAGTTTGATCCGGACATGGATCAACTTCTGTTCTACCTCCCGCTGTCTGGCTCAACTTTCAAGAAGGTGTACTTCGACGAGACGCGGCAGCGCGCGGTATCGAAGTTCGTGCCTGCGCAGGATCTGGTTGTGCCCTATGCGGCATCGGATCTGCAGACGGCTTCGCGTGTTACGCATGTGCTGCGGATGGACGCGAACGAGATCCGCAAGATGCAGGTTGCGGGCTTCTACCGCGAAGTCGAGTTGAACAAGTACGAAGAGCAGGACAACACGGTCCGCCAGAAGGTAGACGAGTTGCAGGGCACGTCGAAGACGTACACTGACGACATCTACACGATTCTGGAGATGCACGTCGATCTGGACATCGAGGGCTTTGAGGATCTGTCCCCAGACGGCGAGCCAACGGGCATTGCTCTGCCGTACATTGTGACGATGGACGAGGGCTCTGGGCACATTCTGTCGATCCGCCGCAACTTTGAAGAGGGTGCGCAGATCGCGAAGAAGGTCCAGTACTTCGTGCATTACAAGTTCATGCCGGGTCTGGGCTTCTACGGCTTTGGCTTGATCCACATGATCGGTGGATTGGGGCGTGCTGCGACGAGCATCCTGCGCCAGTTGATTGATGCGGGGACGTTGGCCAACCTTCCGGCGGGCTTCAAGGCTCGAGGCGTGCGGGTTCGAAACAGCGACGAGCCGCTTCAGCCGGGTGAGTGGCGTGACATCGACGCGCCTGGTGGGGACGTAAAGAACTCGATCATCCCGCTTCCGTACAAGGAGCCGTCGGCGGCGCTTGCACAGCTTCTGGGAGCCCTTGTGGAAGGCGGCAGGCGCTTTGTTTCGCTGGCGGATCAGCAGACAGCGGACGCTAACGGACAGGCTCCTGTGGGCACCACAGTGGCTCTGCTGGAGCGTGGCATGAAGGTCATGTCCGCGATCCACAAGCGGCTGCACTATAGCCAGAAGCAGGAGTTCAGGATCCTTGCTCGGATCTTCCGCGACAACCTGCCTCAGGAGTACCCGTACGAGGTGCAGGGTGGCTCTCGTACAGTAATGGCAAAGGACTTTGATGACAGGATTGACGTCGTTCCTGTCAGCGACCCGAACATCTTCTCGATGGCCCAGCGGGTTACTCTGGCCCAGACGCAGCTGCAGCTGGCTCAAACGAACCCGCAGATGCACAACCTGTATGCGGCGTATCGTCGCATGTATCAGGCGCTTGAGGTCCAGAACATCGACGAGATCCTGCCTCCTCCGCCCCAGCCCCAGCCGCTGGACCCTGCGATTGAGAACGCTCGGGCGTTAATGGGCGAGATTTTGGTGACGTTCCCGGATCAGGACCATGACGTCCACATCCGGATGCACCTGATGTTCATGCAGACGCCGTTGGTCATGACGTCTCCGCAGGTCATGGGGACGTTCTACGCTCACATCATGGAGCATGTGTCGCAGAAGGCGCGGCAGATGGTGATGAAGCAGATTGCGGACATCATCGCGCAGGCGCAACTGGCGGCGCAGAGCGGGGCGATAGACCCGGTGATGGCACAGCAGCAGATCATGCAGGTTCAGATGAGCATGCAGGATCCGGCGCAGATGGAGAAACTGGTCTCCATGCAGATGCAGCAGATCATGATGGAGATCATGCCTCAGCTGATGCCTAGCGGGAACGATCCGATGAGCGACCCGCTTGTTCAGATTCGGATGCAGGAGCTTGGCCTCAAGCAGCAGGATCTGCAGCGCAAGGTTGCCGAGGACCAGTCTCAAAGCCAGCTGGAGATCCTGCGGATGCAGCAGAGTGCAGCGCAGACGGCTGCTCGGATCGAGAGCCAGGAAGAGATTGCGGACAAGCGCAATGCTGTGAACATGACTCGTATCAACGTCCAGCGGGACCTTGCTCGGGAGAG